GTATACAAACTTGTGTATGTATTGTTTGTCCTGTTTGAGTGTAATTGTAAGTTCCAGATGGTACAGAATATATTACAGTTCCGTTAGCTGTTATATCCCAATATGTTTCACCAGGCCAATTATCTAATTTTATAGCTACATCAATTAAAGATTGTGTAGAATCACAATTAACATTTTGTATACAACTATTATCATCTACGTTAGCCCAAGGATTATAATTTGTAGCGTTAACGTCAGTACAACCAAAATAATAAATACAACCACCATCATCATGTGTAGCTGTTGAATCATAATTAGATGAAACAGTATCTGTACAGCCAAAAACAACATTAAATGGATCACTAATCATTATATCATCTATAGCTATATCACTAGTATAACTAGAGCCGGTAGTTGCTACAAAAGCAACTTTAAAAGAATCTACAGCAGGTATAGGATAATAAGCAAATTTCCATAAATCACCTTGGTTGCCAGATATAACATCTAATATTGTATATCCATTATTATCTATATAACCCACTTCAAGATCACCCATAGCAGCCCCATACATGTGATACCAAAATGATAAAACTTTACCAGGTGTTTGTGATATATCAAATGTAGGTGTATATGTTACAAATACTTTATTAGGAAAATTAGGTGAAGATGATTCTACATAATAATAAATACCATTACCCACAGTGTGATCTCCTTGTGGGCCAGTATTAAAAGAACTTGTTGGTCCTTGCATTAACCACCAATCACCATCATCATTTGGTTCTTGTTCTAAGCCTACAATATTTTCAAAATCATGAACCCATGGAAATTGATTAATTTGTCCAAAGCTAAATATTGGTAATAATAATAGTAATAGTAATTTTTTCATTTTATTTTGGAACACAGTTAGGAACTCGTTTACCGTCTTTATATTTAAAACCCACTTGTTTATATCTATCCCAACAAGGTCCTTGGTAATTATCTTTAAAACCTTTCTTTTTTTTCTTGAAAGGTGTTAGTTTCATTTTAAATGCTGATGTGTTATTTCCTGGTTCCATATTATTTACTGTTTCTTAGTTGAGCTAACATTGCTCTTTTTTCTGCTGGTGTTAATTTTTTCATCATAGCAGACATTTTCTTTCCCATTGCTTTAATAGCAGAAGGTTTCATAGCTCTTACTGGAGTAGATTTAGTCATTCTTTTAGTTGGAGCTGCTTTAGTCATTCTTTTTGCAGCAGAAGGTTTATTCATTGCCATTATATTTTGTTTTTTATTAAGTTATACAATTGTTTTCCTAGTTGTTCACCAGCAATATTATCTGATTTAAAATGCGTGTGAGCAACAGATCTGCTATGGATTATATCCCTAGCTAGTTTTTTTAATTTATCTTCTTTTTCTGGATACTTATCAGACAAAGCTAAAGATAATAAAGTTGCTTGTGTGGCGTGACCAGACGGGTATGCTGGTGAGTCCATTGATTTTAACTTTATATCTTTAAGTTCTATACCTATTTTTTTTGCTAATATAACTGGTCTTGGTCTGTTAAAATATTTTTTTAACTTCATTACTATAGGTGTAGATTTTGATATTAATTTGCCTACTAAAGGATCTTTACCTACTATTTTAGTAAAGTTTTTTTCTCCATCATCCATTTCTTTAACAAACTTTTCTCTAATAGGTATTTTTTTTAATTCTTTTATTTCGTTTTTAGTTGTAATAGAATTATCACTTGGTGGTTTGTTTTTTTTAAACTTTGATATATTAAAATCTTCAAACATTGTTTAAGATTTTTTATGTTTTCTACAAAACGCTCTAGCAGCTTGTGCGCTACCAAACCCCCAATTTTTTAATGCCATAGCGTAAGGAGTTGGTTCTCCTTTTTTATCTTTCATAGCGTGGTTTTGAGGACCAAACCTACAAGCAAACTTAACCCTATCTGGATGTGTTCCACTAGTTTTTCTACTAGCCATACCCGGGTTTTCTTTACGCATTTTTCTATTACGTCTTTCGTAAGCAGCTTTTGTTATTTTAAGTGGACCAACACTTTTGTTATCATATGCCATATTAAAAATCGCTCATTAATTGATTATCTATTTCTTCTTGTACTTCTTCTCTTGTTGCTACCATTTTAAACGATAAATCAGCTTGAAATCTAGCAACTTCTTCCCCATCTTTAAATATTATAATAGTAGGTACAACAGCTATTTTATGTAGTTTTGCATCATCTGGATTTTTAGCTATATCAGTATAACCTTTAGTTTGACAATCTTCTAAATCCATAAACCATGAAACGCTATTAACGTTATTCCATTCAGCGTTAAATTGCCTAACTTCTATTTGGCTAAAAGCCGTGCTAGCTATTAATACAAAAATAATTACTAACGAATATATTATCCATTGGCTTAGCGTAGTTTCAGATTGTTCCATTTAATTTATCTATTATATAATTTATCTTCTATTTTTTCAATAGATGTTTTAATTTCTTGAACGTCCTTCTGTGTGTCCAAAATAGTATTACGAATCATTTGATCCTTCATATTAAATTCCATTCGTGTTACTTCATCTGGTGGAATAACAGGTAATTCTTTTGCCTCAGCAATATCCGCTTGAAGCATAAAATACATACTAATTAAGGTTGCCATTGCAAAACCTATACCTATTAGCGTTTTTATACTTAGTTTAAACGCTGTTTCTTCATTTAATTCTTTTGCCATTTTAAAAAATTGTATAGTTTAATCCTATTTTGAAATCATACCATTCACGATTCCAGTACTTGTTATATTTTCCTTCTACAAAATACCCTAATTGTTTGTTTACTTTTATACCGTAAATCAAGCCACCAGAATAATCATACCATTGATCATCTTCTATATAATTATGATAAGAGAATTCACTTCCATCATTATAATGCCAAGGCATTAAACTTCCCCAAGCGTGTAACCATGTTTTTTTAGAGTATTTATAATAATCAAATCCTACAACTATAGAGTGTTGTATAATTCTACTTAATTCGTTTCTTTTCTTTTCAGTGTAATCTGCTAGTACTTGTGGTATAACTACAGCTTCCCAAACCTCAGCACTGGTAGCAACTAATTCTCCAGCTGGATTATAATATTCGTTGCTATACACATCTACAGTGTAACCCTCTTGTAACGCTAAATATGTATAATGTAAATTACCATTAGATAACATCCATTCGTCTAATGGATTATAGCCATATGGTTCCGCTAGTCTATGAGCAAGCCCAACATTCCAAGATAAATTTTTACCTTTACGATGTCTATATCTTTCTGATGCTTCAAAATATTCTACATCTGCAAAGCCATCTTGTAAATACTCTAATTTTAAAGCAAAATAATTTACACATAGACCGCTAGGACAACCGTCATCAGAGCTATAACGTATAAAATGATGTTGATCCATATAATCTATACCTTCCTGTCTCTTGTAATCTACCTCAAACAAGTACTCTATACCTTTTACTTTACCTATTGTAGCAGCGTCACTATAATTAGACTCTGTACCATCATAAAATGTTTGTGCTTTATTTTCGTAACCAAACCTAGCTATTTTACGAAGCCCAATAGTAAAATTATAATCATAAGGAGTTGATATAGTGCTTGTAGATAAACCATTGTCTACAGAAAATACATCTACATCAGATAATGATGTACCACCATTTACAGCAGCATAAAACGTAGAAAACTTTAAAAGTTTTTTAACGTCTATATTTATTTCTTGCGAACAACATTTTTTAGGAGCTGAACAAGCTATTAAAAACATTGTTAGTAGTATTATAAGTCTTCTTGCCATTTTTATATAATCACTTATTTTATTGAATGTTTAAGTCGTAATTAAAAAGAGATTTTCGTGTTTTCTTTTTCTTTTTATTTTGTAGTTCCATAATTTTTTCTATCCTATCTTTTTCTAATTTTAATCTATTTACTTTGTATCTTGGTAAACCTAATTCTAACAACATATCAACTTGTTCGTTTTTCTTAAGTTTAAGTAATTTTTCTTTAGGTCCCAGTTTTGTTTTAGCTACTTTTGTTCTAGTTTCAATACCAACATTATATGGTGTATAACCACCAATCATATGAGCTCTCTGCCAGTTTTCATAATCATTACTTAAAGCATGTTGAATATTAATAGTATTTTGATATGGTGAATAAACAGGTGCGTTAGTAATAGATTCTACTGTTAATAACCCTGCTTCTAAATAAGGATTACCAAGTTTAAACTCAGGTTTTTGTTTTTTAATTTTAGCCCATTTTATTCTTTCTCCAGCAGCGTCTAATCTACCAAATTTAGAACCAATTGGTGGTGATATATTTAATAAAGCTTCACCAACTTCACTATAATCAGCTCTAAAACCTTTTTCACTTTGTTTCATATATGCAATAGTTGCATTTTTAAAACCAGAAGCAATAGCACCAGATATACCCATACCTCTTAAAAACGAATCACTAACTGTATTTAAAGCATATTCTTTTGTTTTTATTATCTTCTCATCAGAAACATCTTCATCGTTCAACATCATCGCGAATAATGCAGATTGTAATCCAGCAAACAAAGCGACTTGAGCACCCATATAATAAGTTATTCTACCCATTTTTTCTCCTAACTCGGCGGTGTTTTTATATCTTCCTTTAGATATATCAAGTATATCTTTCATACCTCTTCTATTCATCTGCATAGGTGTGTTTGCGAAAGGTAGTATAATTCTACCAGCTAGTGACGTTTGTTGTTTAGATAATAAATCTGGTCTAGATGATTGCTGTGTTCTCTCTGATAACTTTTGGAAATCAGTCCAAGCTTTTGCTTCAGCTTCTTTCATGGATAAACCTTGCTTTTCATACATTTTAATTCTATTACGGTAATAAGTTGCACCACCAAATGATATTGCAAAACTATCCGCAAGTTTAGTAGGTGTATAACCTACTTTTAACACTTTAGAAATTACTGATTGTATAGGGTTTTTAGAAGAAGCAGCTGCAGATGCTATTTCAGCTTCAGTTACATTTATCGATAAACCATCTCTTCTTTGTTTCAACATGTCAGAATTCATAATTTTTAAAAAATCTTTTGAAAACTGTGGCACGTTACCCATTGCTTTCGCCGCAGCAATTGGATTATTTTCTCTCATGTTAAGGAAGTTAAGAGTAGATATAGTTTGTAGAGCAGCTGATCTAGTATTAAAATTCATAATAGTACCAACACCACCGTTTAAATAATTCATCATCATTGAACTACCTCTATCTAACTTTAAAGATCTTGTTCTACCAGTTTCCATACGATCAAGCATGTCTGTAATATTTTCCCTCCAGTTAGTCCCTAACTTAGATTCCATTTTGTTTAGGTTTACTTCAGAAAATATTTCGTTTTTAATATCTATAAATTCTTGAAGATATTGTTTTCTACTAACACCTCTATCTATATTTGTAACTTCACCAGCCATAGTTTCTGCCCACCATTCAGTGCTAGGTTCTTTTAATCCTTTCTCTTGCTTTGTTATTTTAGCAAATTGCTCTGCATAAACTTGTAACTTTGGATTATTTTTTACATACTCAACTAATTTAGCTTCTGTTGTTTTTGTTAAGTCTGGAATTTTGTAACCAGCTTTATTCCAAAGATAAACCCTCATTGCCATGTCATGCGTAAAGCTAGTGCCCTCTACTTCTTTAGGCAACATTTTAACTACATCTTTGTTTTGCTTACGAAGAGACATATAATCGTTTTTAGCAGTTTGTCTAGCTGTGTTGTAACTATCTATACCTCTTTCAAACGGCTCTATAAGCTCTTTATCAAACCATTCTTTATTCTTTATACCTTTACCACCTTTACCATATAAGGGTTCTATAAGAAGCTCTAAATCAGAAGCACTATTTGATAAAAAGAATCTTCTACCTTTAATATCTTTACCTCTAACTTTAGCCTCTGCTTTACTAAATTTTTTACCAGAACTAATACCCAAAGAGTGTTCCATTATATCATTAACCTCCTTGTTTACATTTGTTTTGCTTAAAGCTTGTTGCACTTTGTATTTAATATCTAATTGACTTAAAACATCTTTAACAGCTTTAACGTTTTGTATTGCGTCATCAGCAAAATACATATCATTATATCCTTCTGAAAACTTTTTAAGCATATACATTGCTTTTGCCTCAGCAGTACTATTACCTAAACCAGTAATATTTTCTAATGGTATATCAAGACCTTGTGATTTTAAAAACTCACGTATTGGCCCTGCTGATTCAGGTGGTCTAGCGGTTATAATAAACTGATCTTTAGTACCAAATTTTTGCGCTCTAGCCATAGCTTTTTCAAAGAAAGGTCCTCTTTGACCACCAGTAACAACATTAAATTCTGAAAAATCAAATTTACCACCTCTATCTAATATACTTTGTCCTTGTGTAGCAAATTGCTCAGCGTCTAATCTAATTTTTTCATAACTACTAACAAAATCATTCATTTTGTTAACTAGTTCACTAGGCATAGCATCTTCTATTTTTAACTTATCAGTTTTCACTTCCATAAATCTTTCACCAAACATTGTTTTAAATCCTGGCTTATTACCCTGAACAGAAGCGTGGTTTCTTTCTACTATTTTATCTAACAATGATCTTTCTTTCCTTGCTCTATTTCTAGCTAAAGCAGTTTCTAATGATGTCTCAACAAATAACATGCTAACATCATAACCTTTTTCTTTAAATTCATTAACTAGTTTTTCCATAGCTTTTATAGAACCACCAGTACCATCAACAACTACACCATTAGCATTACCTTTAAACTTCATCATTTTTCTTTTAGCAATAGTTCTAGCCTCAGCTTGTAATTTACCTAAAGTACTTTTTTGTTCTTTAGTAAGATCATTCATATTTTCTGGTAAACCGTTGTTCTTTTTTAACCATTCTAAAGATATATCTTGATTTACTATTTTAAACCCTTGTTTTTCTAAACCTAGTTTTTTAATTACGTTTGATTTACCACTACCAGCTCCACCTGCTAAAAATACAACCTTTCTATTTGGTTTTGGTAAACCATCTGTATTAGGTATTCTAGCTCTAACTCCAGATTTTGTTGTAGCTAATGTATCATCAAAATCCCAAAAACTACCACCTCTAGATTTTTTATTAGTTTTTCTACCATTTTCTAAAGCCTTATCAACAATTTTAACTTTTTCTACAAGTTCTTTATTGGTTTTAGATTCTGATATAACACCTAAATCTTTTGTGCTTTTTTTATTTGTTTTTAACGCAGAGTTTTCTGATCTAACCATTTTACCAAGAGCCTGCATTGATTCTGTTTTCATTATTTTTCCCCAAGAACCAGGCGTATCTAAATTAAAATTACTTTTAGAAGTTATCGATTTTGGTGATATTTTTGGTTCTGCTATTATTTTATATGTATATCCAGCTGTTTTACCGTTTACTTTATAACTAGAAGCAAATACTCTAGATTTTAAAACAAATTCACCTTCAAGCTTTGGCATTCCAATTTCTTTTGCAATATTAAAAGGATCGCTACCTAAAAAATGAGCTCCTTTACCGTGCATTTGAAAATAAAACACGCCTTTACCATTATAATAATCAGAAATAAAATCTTCTTTAACCTTTACAGATTCTGATTTCATTTTTGCTTTAGCACCACCCCTACCACTAAGTATATTATGAATTTCTAATGGTATTTTTGTTTTAGAGGTAAAGTCTTCACCTGGTTTTAATACACCTTTTTCTCTAAGTATAGCCTCAACTGCTTTAGATTGATTTATAGCTTCTTGCAATGCTTGTTCAACAGCTTTTTCTTGTTCTGGATTTTTTCTTTTTTGCTTTCTTTCAAAAGTTCCTTTTGTGTAATTTATAAATCCAGCGTTGTTTTTACCAGCAACAGCATCACCAAATTTAAGCTCCCAACCCATTTGTTTATTATGAACAATAGGCATAAGATCAGGAGCTTGATATTTACCGCCCTTAAAATTACCAATTGGATCTAATTCTATTCTTTTTTCAGTAACATTTAACTTTAAATCTAATCCGTCTATATTTTTAGATTCTTTAACCCCTTTTGTCCCTGTCACAACTTCATAAGCTGTACCTTTATTTCCACCTATTTTACTAACAGCTGTTATAACCCAACCTTCATTCCAACCATATATAGCTGCTTTTACAGCGTCTGGGTGATAATCACCTTTTAAAGCTTTTTGATTTTTTAAATCAATAACATCTTCTATTGATTGACTTTTGTTGATAGCAGTTTTTAGTTCTTCAACTTGCTTTTTAAAATCTTTTGCTGTAAAACTAAAAGATAAATTAGGATCTCTACCTATTTCAGCCGCAACTCTTTCAACGTAATTATCAAAACGCATTTCTCTAGCTTCTCTTACTTTTGGAGATGGTGTTTTACCAACCACATCAATTTTGCCCTCTAGTTCTAATAATGAAATTTCTTTTACTCTAGCTATAACCTCTGGTCTAGATAATATTTCCGATGTAAAATCTTTAGCCATTTCTATACCTAAAACTTCAGCTAATCTATCTTTACGAGTACCTTTTGTTGATCCTAAACCAGTGCCAGCATAAAACTTTAAAAATTGAGCTGGAGCAGGTTTTTTAAATTTCCAAAGAGTATTACCAGCGTTTCGGTTTGTGTTTTTAGGTACTCTACCCTCAGCAATAGCTTTGTCTGTTTGTTTAGTAGACATGCTTTCAATTTCAACCTCTGTAAATATTCTATCTTTCCTAGGTGTCATTCTTTCCATTTGCACAAAGAAAGATTTATCGACATGCTTCATTATAGCATCGAAGTTCTCTCTTAAAAATACTTCGTACTCAGGACCTTTACCCATTAAATCAGCTATAGGTTTTTTAAGTTCTGTTTTATAACTATTTTCTATAGATTTTCTAAATCCCTTTGCTTCTGGCTTAGGTATTTTAGTTCCAAATGTTTTAACTACAGTTGCTTCAACTTTATCTATTAACTCTTGGTTAATACCTTTTTCTTCACCTTTTACTAAAGATTTTCTAAGATTAGGTGCTTGTTGTATTTTTTCTTTAGCTAATGATATATCCGTTAACTCCTCAGCTGTTAATTGTTTAGCCTCAACTTCTTTTACTTCTACTACATCTAAAGATTTTGTAAATTGTCTCTGTGCATCTTTACCTAAAATTATATTAGCAACATCTATATGTTTACCTTGTTTAAGTCTACCGAGTATATGTGATGCCATAGAAGGGTTTTTAGCTGGATTATATGACATAATACTACCTAGTACACCATAAGTTGGATCAGTAGCCATAGCATCATATAATAAATCTTTTTTACTTTCGTAACCAGCATGATCTCTATATATCTCTGTGTATTGTTTTATAAAATCTTTACCTTTAGTACCGTCTGCTTTTTTACCTTTTATTCTATCTATTATTTCGTTGTAACCTTCTAAGCCTTTTTCTTTATATATTCTATCTATATCAGTAGAAGCTTCTTTCATTCCCTCTGTTATGGTTCTAGATTCTGCTATAGCTTTACCTGTAACCGCTTTACTTGTTTTAGCTATATTTAAAACATCTCTATCTATAATACCAGTTTCACTACTTTTTTGAATAGCTTTAATTGTATTATATAAACCCTTACCACTTTCAGCGGTTACTTGTAGATTTTTAAACCCAGCTTGTCTCATTATAGGTGTAAAGAAATTACTTATTCTACTAGCTAAATCAGCTGTTTCTACAACTTCTTTATTTTTAAGCACATCTCCAAATGCTGTTAAATATTCTTCAGCATATTCGTTTTTAGGTCGCTCTATTTTTTTACCATCTTTATTTAATATAAAGTTACCATTTTTATCTCTATAGTATTTATACTCTTGTTCCATTCTTTTTTCAACAGCAGATCTTTCTTTTGTTGTAAGTTGATCTAAGAATTGGTTTATCTTTATCATACCAGCTTCAGAGACCCTAGTTCTTTCTACGCCTTGATCATCTATGTAGGATTCCTTTAATGAATTTTTTAATATAGCGTGTGTAATTTCATGTAGAGGTGTTCCAAGTTGTCTAACCTTTAAAGCTGCTTCTCTATTAATATAAACTTGATTGGTTTGTCTATTGTAATGACCTTCAGCGCCTTTTGTAACACCTTTAATTTTATTGTATTGTTGCTCTGATAACAAGTTAAATCCAGCGCCAAGCTCTTTTGCCATTAATTTAGAAAACTGAACTTCAGTTTCAAATCTTTCTTTTAATATTTTATCGTAAAGTTCTTCGTTTTTAACAACCTCTTCTGCGTTAAGTTTTTGTTTTTCTTTTATTTTTTTGATTTTTTCCGCGTTTATTTCTTTTAAATGCGGTTTATTTTCAGCTTCCTTAGTTAACATTGTTACTTCACCAGCCATTTCAGCTTGCTCTAACAATAAATCTATTTGTTTGTTTCTAGCCTCTGGAGATATACTACTAAACATTCTACCCTGTATTACACCAGGTCTATCTTTAGTTGTGAACGCTTCATCAACACGTTTAAGTATATCTTTATAAACTTCACGTTTGTTATCTAGCATTCTACTAAACTCAGAGTTTTCCGTTACACCAAATTTCTTTTTCAACCAAGAGAACTCAACATCAGTTAAATTGCTAAAACGTTGTATATCGTCAGCTGTAGGTTTTTTATTAGTTTTTAATTTATTAGCTATATCAAATGTATTAGTTAAGTACTCTCTATATTTACCTTCACTTTTTGCTAATTGTTTAGCTAGTTTTAACTCATTATGAAATATTAATTCTTCAGCTTTGTTTTCTATTTCTTCAATTTTTTGTTCTTTCTGCTCTTTATTTAAACTTTTATCTTGACTTACTTCAAATATTTTTTGACCTTTAGCATTGTTTACATCTTGTAAATTAAACTCTCCTTTTTTATTTTTTTCTATACCAAAAAACTTCATAGCTTTTCTAGCTCTAGGAGTTAAGCCAGTTGCTGCTCTTGTTATATCATTACGCATACCTCTAGCTAGTTTAGATAAAGCGTTTTGCCCCATAGCTGGTGATACACTTTGAAACATTAACATTCCAATATACGTATCTACAAGATTTTTAAACCCATGATCCTGTTTCATGTCTTCTTCAGAATCATAACCTAAATTATTCCAGTTATCTACACCTTTAGTTACTTCTTCTGCAAAAAACATTGTAGCTGTACCTACTGTAGCCCCAATATTAGCCTCCAAAACCGCTTGAGCTGTTTTAGATCTATTTATTGTAGCTAAAGCTGGTGTAAAAAAGTTTTTAGTAGTATTAAGTCTATTAAGTATTTTAGCCGCAGCAGCATTTCCAAAACCTAAAGCAAATGGGAATGTAGGTGTAAATTCACCTGTTTTATCATTATAAACAAATGGATCTGATCCAAATATTCCTTCAGCTGGTTTATCAGCTAAACCTAACACTACAGTTTCTTTAATACCACCTAAAGTTAAATCAACAACATTTCTATATACTCTAGACTGTGGACCAGCGCCTTTTAAATATCTACCAATTATATTTGTTTTTTGGTCTAAAATTTGACCAAAATTTTTAGCCTTTTTACCAATACCCATGGGTAATTTTTTAGTAATCCAAACAGAAGCTGCTAATGGTGCTAAATGAGAAGCTACATCTCTACCGCCCTCTAAAACATCTCTTAATTCATATTCTGTTCCTAAAATACTTAAACCACCTTTTCCACCCCAATCACTTCCAGCTCTTTTTATAGCATCTGGAGAGGCTTCATACCCGTTAGCCTCTAACATACCTTTCATAGTTTCCACTATTTCATCATTAGATTTGTCAAAAATTTCCACAAAGAATTGACCTTCTTTTAGTTTAGATAAATCAGCGTTAATTTCTAAAGCTCTATTCATTATCACAAATTCATCTAAAGCGTTATTAAAAGTTCTAGCTGTAGCTGTTTTTGATGGTAATTTGTGTAACCCAGGTGGTAACTCACCGGTACTATTTAAAATTTCTAAAGCAGACATAACGTCATCAATAGTTGAATCGTCTCCAAAAGCATCTCTTATTTTATGAACTAAAGATTTTCCAAGACCAACATCCCCAAGAGTCTGTAAATATGGGTGTGTTTCTGGTTGATTGTTTTCATGCGCTAGTTTAGCCGCTGCTATTAATTTAAAATAAGCTTGTCTACGTTGTTCTTCTAACACATCTTTATCTTTAGATCCTCCTTCTTGTTGCGCTTGATCTTCTACTTCTTGTGGTATCCAACCTTTTAAATCTCCATCTTCGTTTAATAATTCGACATAACCTCTTTCTTTAGCTAATTTATTCGCCTCTTTTATTTTACCATCTCTTCTTAGCTTAGCAATATCCATATCCTCTAAAGATATATAGTTATCACCTTGTGATATTATAGGCGCATCATTAAATTTAAAACTACCGTCATCTTGTTTTACAGCTGGATATTTATTTTCAAAAACTAATCTTTCGTCTTTAGCTTTTTTATCTATATAAATTTTTCTAGGTTCTTCTAAAGTATTTGTGTTATTAAAATCATAATCACTTAACAAAAATCCTTCTGGACGCTCTGGCATAGGCAAAGTACCTTTTCCAACTTTTTCAGCAAAAATAGTTTTATCATATTTATTAACTATTGCTTCGTCTGGATTACTAGTATTATTTTCTTGTTTAAATATTTCAAATAATTCTAGTTTATTTTCTTCGTTTTTACCTTGTAATATTGTGTATTCGTTTATACTAGCAATTCTATTATCTTGACGAGAAGGAATATCTTTAATTTTAATAATTTCTGGTTGCACCAAAGAACCATCTTCCGAAGTGGACCCCATATTTTTTGACTCCACATTTGGGTCCACAGGTGTAGAGTCGATTGTCTTTCCCGTACTAACAGGCTTTATTTCTTTATATTTATTTAAGTATTGATTTACAGAAAGACCTAAGCTATCTGCTTTTGACTTAATATCATCTTGAGAGTATACCTCTCCATTATAAGTGTAATCTGACATTTATTATATTTTTTTTATTAACCTGGTAAACGTAAAACTTGTGGAATAAGATCACTATATACATCATCTATAGTATAATACCCTTGGCCTTGTGGTACTCTAACTGGACCCGGCGTCATACCAGTTGGATTTTCAACATTTTCAAATTTACCTAAATCATTATTATATTCTTGATACATAAATCTACCATCACCCATGTTTTTGTAGCGATAAGTTTTTGGGCCTTCCCAACCTTGTATAATATCTCCTTTTTTAGAATTTGCAATTTGTTTTCTTTTAGTAACAGCATCTTCTCTTCTAGCACTTAATCTTCTTGGTTTTTCACCACGATTAAACCTACTCATACCTAAATCTATTGTACCAGCGATTGTAGTTTCTTTATCAGTCTTTTTACTGCTCTTTTTTTGGTTTTTTAATTCCCATTGATTATAGTAATTTTTGTGGTATCTTTCAGTGGCATTATACATGTAGTCTATTATCATTTTAGTTTCATCGCTACCCTCGGCAAATGTAAGATCTGTTTTTAAAGACTGTAATGCGGCTCTCCATTCTGGAGTTCCTTCTTGTAAATTCAATGGTTCACCAGTTTGTGGATGCTTAGCATTTTTTAGTGTTATATAGGCTAATGAACTAGTTTCTAATTTTTCATTAACACCTGGCATAACCGTTCCCCCAAAGAAAAAACTTCTTTGCGCATCAATACCACCATTATCCTTTGACTGTACACTTGCTTTTATTTTATCATACTGAAGCTTACCGTAAAGCTCGTCCCAAATTCTTCCTTTATTCCCATTTTTAATTGCTTCATCAACATAGCCTGTTTGAACGCCTTGAAGAGAATCGTCTTCATCTGTAGGCCAATTTAAATTCGTATATGGTACTGGTTTTATAATATTTTTACCGTTTTCATCTTGGACTTGTTGTAGCTGTACTATATCACCAGTTTCACGATTAACATCCATGCTTTGCCATAGTTTACCATTAGCAAGTTCTGTTGCTAATATTATTCTATCATCACTATCACCAGAATTAAATCCTTGACCAGTATAGTTAGGAGGTTTTTCATTTGCCTGTAATGCAACTTGGTTTTCAAACTTAGCAACTCTACCAGATATATCTTGGAATTGAGCATGTAGTCTTTTAATTTTATTATATGCATTATCAGCTATATAATTACCCTCTTCTCTTTTCTTTTCTGATAATCCAAATTTAGATTTTCTTTTACCTTTTATATATTCTTTTTTCCAGTCTTTTAAAGCGCTTCTAAACTGCGGATTCATTGATGCGCCAACATCATTTACTAAACCATTTACAGTCGAACTAGCGTTTCTCCATTTTTGTTTAAACTGACCAAGTTCTTCACTAAGTTGTGAATATCTGTTAACAGCTATTTGACCAACGTATCCTAATATTTTATCATACAGGTCAGCTCGTCTTGCCTCGCCGGATCTAGGTCTCATTCTGCTGGAACGACCAGCTCTATACATTAAGTTTGGATCTATTACCATAATTTATTTTTTAATATTTAAAAGCCAAAGGTTCTTTGCAACCAAGATTTATCAGCTTCAATTCTAGCATACTCACCTTCTTGTTGTCCAGAATAATAGCTAAGCATACCCTGTGCTTTTTGATACTCTAAGTTTCTAGCATCTGTTTCGCCTTGTAATCTCATAGCTTGTGCCTGCATAGCTCCTTGTGCTCTAGCTTGCGACGCTTGAAACTGACCAGTAGCTATAGCCTGCTCTCTTTGTGATAACATTTGATCAGCTGCTTGAGCACCAGACATTCTAGCCATTTGTGTTTCCATTCCTCCTCTAGCAATTAACTCTCTTCTTTGTGCCTGCATTCTTTGAATATCCATGTCCGCACCTCTAGCTCTTAATTGATTTTCTCTTTCTTGTCTACCAATATCTGCAGCGGCTTGTTGTGCTTGTAATTGACCTTGCTGCGCCATAGCTTGAGCTAAACCAGCAATACCACTACCACCCGCAGAACCTTGTAAACCCTGCATTATATTTGCTTGTTGTTGAGAAAACATATCTCTTTGAAATTGTGCAGCCCTTTGATCTACAGTCATATTTTCAAATGCATTTTCTACACGTAATTCACCAAGATCAGCGTAAACATTTCTTGCATCTTGAAATTGGTTTTTAAATTCTCTGTTTTGTAAATCAAAAGATACTCCACCCATTAAATTTTCAGCCCCAGCATATAGATTGTCTGTTTCTAAGAGTTTAAAATCATTTAAAGATTTCGTTATTTGTTCTTGATATTTTGGATCTATTTTTTCTTCTTCTTTACCGCCCGCAAAAAAACCAATAGCACCACCTATTAATGCGCCAGCAAGAGTACCTACACCGGGTAAAATTGCAGTACCTGCGGCTGCACCACCCGCTAAACCACCAACAGCACCTCCACCCGCTGCACCTGCCCAATCAAACTTAACAGGAGAAGGAGAGTTTGCGGCTTTTTCAGCTGCTTTTAATTCTTCTTTTATAGATTTACGTGTAAAAGGCGTTGGTTTAAATTGATTCATTATTCATAGTTTTATTATTATATAGTCACAGTTTATGTGTTTTTTTTACTTTAAACTGCTTTTAAGAATTTTTCTAAATTAAATGTTATACTTGGGGCTACAGAACTACCGTTAACAGCTCTAAAATCACCAATGTTTGTAATCTCAACTGTACCAGTTATAGTTGCTATAGTGCTAGCATTTTTAAACACTAATGTTTGCCCATTTTGAACATAGTGACCACCAGGTGTTAGTGTTAAATTACTAGAAGATATTGTTGTTACTAATGGATTTTTAGCCGAAGCATTTATATTTACACCCGTTACAACACTCACATCGTCCATTATGCCAGCAACACTAGTTACATCAAAATCATTTAAAGACGCAGAACCAGTAGCACTCGCATCGTTTATTGTTGTAGTTACATCTGTTAATTCAACTTTTAAATTACTTAACTTAATACTATTACCAGTTAATTTTTTTATTTGATTTGGACCATAAGCATAAAAAACAACAGTATCATCAGCTAAAGCAGCTGCTTGTTGATTGTTAAACGTTACATTTCCTAGTTGTTTACTAATAGATCCATTTGTTAAAGTAGGTGTAAATCCTAAAGTATCTATACCGTCAACATGTTCTACTGTTTCAGTAACACTAACAGATTCTTCAACAGTTTCAGCTAAAGATGGTACAGAAGGACCAGATCCATATTCTCTTGCCTCAACATCATAGCTTAATGTTTCATCATAATCAGCTATTTCAGTATTAGCGGTAACGTTAGTTCCAAGTACTTGCATACCATTAGCTAACCCGTGAAGAGTACTTGTAGATTTTATTGCCCATCTATAATATGTAGAACTACTAACATCTTCACCTGGTATAGCTGAAAACGCTCCAATAATTCTTGAAGCCGATGCGTATGCATCAGATGGAACTGGTTGTCTATTTATTGCAAAAACATGATTTGTATCAGCTGTAATTGTAACTGTAAAATCTTTTTTATAAGATCTATTATTTGTTTCTACAGATATTGTATCAGCTACTATAGTAGCACCTTCAAAAGCCTCTCCACTATCGCTTAATGTTGGTGCTGCTGCTGTCACTGTAAATGTTTTAGAGGTATATTGTCTTATTATTTTTTGTAATAATTTAGAACTAGAACCAGATGAAGAGTTTATATCTATGCTTCCATCTGTAAATCTAGCCTCTCTATAATTAGCGTGCTCTGTGTTTGTTGAATCTGCCCATAAATATATATCGTAATGATCATCATCAGAAACACTAGGAAATAATATATCACTAGAATATATACCACCACTTATCACAGCTCTTAAAGATGATTTTGTTGTTGTAAATTCTTCTGTAGAAAAATTATAATATTTTTTAGGACTATCTTCGTTTGTTATTTCTAGTTTAAATACACAATTATTATCACCTAGTACAGAAAATCTTCTACGTTCTCCACCAGAAGGTATATTACCAGTATCTATATCAAACTTTTTTATTATTTTCATATTAATAATTATTTACTACTCATTTCAGTGTTTAAACCTATTTGAAATAATTCTACTTTATCAGTAGAGTCATTTTTAAAATCTATATCTATATAATATCCTAGTAAACCAGATGTATTAGCTACTTTATTTTTAGAAAACATTAAAAAAGCTCCATTTGGTGGATCAGGTGTATTGTTTTGAGAGTTATCTACAGTTATACCGGTTCCATAAGCACCAGATATAAAATGTGTAATTGGTCCTAACTCTTTTATATTGTTCATATCACCTGTTAAAAAAGCATCACTAACACCATATACAGAAGTTGTGCCAACGTTAACGTAGTAAACTACATCTCCTATTTCAACAGATTCATTTATATGGTTTAGTATAATATTTATAGCCATAGTTTATTATTTAATTTATTTATTTATGCGCCACCGCCAGTATCGAGGGTACTTGATTGACAAGCTGGAAAACCATATGTTGCCTGAGCACTCGGACTATCTGAACAACATGATCCATCATCACACTGTGCGGTAGAATCATAATTATCTGCATTTGGATTTTGACAACCTGGCTCAAAACAACAACAGTCATATTTTTTAGGAAAACCCGAATTATTTCCTAAAGCTTGAGGATTACCAGCGTTAGCCGCGTAATCAGCATAACCAGACCAGTCCCACCACATTTGTGTTGTTAAAGTAAGAGAACCTAAAGCGTCTGAATTAAAGCCTTGTATTCCGTCCCAAGTATCTGGATCTTGAAGATAATAATCTGCTTCTCCACTATCATCTGTTCTAAAAAAATCAGCAGCAGGTGTACCATCACAAAAAGCACAAGATTCGTGGATTGATTCATTAGGGTCATACACAGGTTCACTAGCCGAAGGAACCGCTGGTTGGTAAAAAGTACCATTACTAAACACATTATTTGGATCATTACCAGTAACCGCAACACCACTGTATCTATAACCTATTAAATCAAAATTATATGCGTAAGGATGTAAACAACCTGCAACAAAACAACAAGCTTGCATATTTACTGGTGACCAAGGTTGTGCTATATTGTGATCAAAATCTTCAGCATAATAATCTTCATGGTTGTAAGCACCAAAAGAACTACCACCATGATTTACAGCCTGACCATTTGGAAGCACTTGTTGAAATATTTCATTATCTTTAACATCCCAAGGTAGCAAAGCGTTATTAGCGGTTGCTGTATCAGCATTTGCAGCGTTAAATTGTTGATTATTGAGAACACCCGGTAAAGAGTGGGGTCTGTTGTTACCAGTGTAATCACTATAATTTGTACCACCACCAGATATATGACCCCAAGCACCTTTTTTAATAGTCCAACCTGTGTCTGCATTTACTGGTCCCGCAGCTAGATCAACATTTGAAGTACTACTATCGTTCATACAACCAGACTCTACAAGAATACAAGTACTTTGACTATGAACATTAACATCTATCCATGAAATTAAACTACCACTATCTCTTCTATTTTCATAACCAGGAACAGGAATATCAGCCCACATATTACCAGCAGCTGCCATACTATTTGTTGTTAATGTAGTTGCCATTGGCCAGTCAGGGTTAATAGGCGCTGTTTGTGAGGTGTAATTATTATTATCTCTTCTACCAACGTTTTTATTAGGATTACTATTACCGTCAAACTCGTCCATACATCCTATTATTTGAGGTATACAGCTACCATCATCAATACCAGCAAACGGATTGTAATTAAGCGCAGGTAAACCTGGTGTTAAAGATCCACCAGCGGTTGGATAATGACCTCCATTTGTTTCTAAAAACTCAGGACCACCACCAATATAAGGAGTATAATTATATGTACCATTACTAGGTTGATTACCATCGTCCATACAGCCAGCGATATAAGTACAACCATTATTAGATAAACCTTGTATACCAGTACTTAAATTACCACCACTACCACTTACACTAACAGTTGGATCGTAGTTTGTAGCTTTATAACCAATTGGGGCGGGTGGTGTGCTTGTATCTATACAGTTAGTAAATGTTGAGTCTGGGTGTATTGAAGGGTGGTATGTCCCACCGTTATTAGTTCCTAAACAAGATACACCAAGTGATGAATTACCATTTACATCAGCGTTTAAACCAACTTGAGTATCCATACAACCCATTACAATAGGTGGAGAACAACAGCAATCCGGACCAGATTGCATGTTACCGTTTATATCATGTGTACATTGAGGAGCTGGGAATGGCAGTGAACCATCACAAGCCGTGGTAGCATTAGAATCATAACTAGGTGAACTTGGATCTGTACAGCCATAACAACTAGCGAATTCACAGGAACCATCGTCGTTTGTAGCATTAGAATTATGATTACAAGCGGTAGGATCTGTACATCCAGAAACATTAGCGCTTAAACTAGCAAATTGATGCGTTGCTTCGTATGTTGTACCACCTACACAAGTAGCAACTACTTTTATTTCATAAGCATGATCTAAACCTTTTTCAAAAATATTACCTGCGCCATCTTCTTCAAACTGGCCGCCATCGGGAAGCGTCCAACCACTTGTAGAAAAATCACTAGCATCTACATTTATCCAGTCTTCAGTTGAACCAGATAGTACACTACAGACGTGACCCGGGGCTTGAGGTGGGCAAGCGCCAAGAGTTCTAGTTGTCCAAGCATAGCACCCACCAAGATTATTTGTACCAAAATTTGGATTACTACTACCACAGTCTCTAGTCCATATAGTAAATGTATCTATAACAGCATCGTTAGGAGAAGTTTGATTTTGATTAAACGGCAGTAATAATGTATTCCACGTATTATTTATAATTAATAATCCTTTATTAGGATCTGCAAAAAATCCGTAAAGCAACGCTAAAGTTGAAGTGTTAGAGTTTGGGCCACCAAGACTTTCATCAAATTGTATTGGGCTAGCACAATAATTACATAGATCATTATCAGAAACCGCGTTTGGACTAGGATCATAATTATCCGCTGTTGGATCAGTACAGGCTAAGTTTACATTACCAGTACATGTTCCATCATCACAAGTTGCATTTGGATCATAATTTGTAGCTATTGGATCCGTACATCCATATACACATGCTATACACGACCCATCATCTTGGCACGCTGCTGCATCATAGTTAACTGCTGTTGAATCTGTACAACCAGAAACATTACAACAACAACTAACATCGCTACCACCAGCAATACCAGCGCAATCAGCAGTAGCTAATGGATCGTAATTTACAGCATTAACATCTGTACAACCACCAATAACACATGAACCATCATCAACATTTGCATTTGGATCATAGTTAGGCGCGTTAGGGTCTGTACAGCCAAGCACGGTGTCCTCACAACATTCGCCAGGATATGTACCAGGACCACCACAAGTAGTAACTGTACCATCACAACCAGGAGCACTACCATCACATGGAGTATTTGCCGCCGCATAATAATTAACATCATTAGAATCTAAACATCCGTAAATAATTGGAATACAAGAACCATCATCAGCAGTGGCAGCTGTATTATAATTAAATGCTGTTGGATCATTACAACCTAATATTACACAACTACCATCATCTACGTTTGCGCTTGCATTATAATTAGTAGCATCAGAATTCATACAACCTTCTATAATTTCTTCCGAACAACTACCATCATCTATTGTTGCCCCTGCAGAATATTCTATATAATTAGGATCTGTACAGCCAAAAACTCCAACAAAAATATTAATACCATCAACATAACCTAGTCCTTGAAAAGAAAACTCACCGGGATCTAAAAAATTAGTTATAACACCATCAATATTTGTTTCTACATTTATTCCTTTTATATAGTTAAACCATTTGTTTTCTTTACCTTTAAACTCTGGTAAAGTACCATTTTGTAAGTCAGTTTGTATATTTGTAACGTGCCAACCAGGTTTGTCACTTAAATTATAATAATCTAAATCAGTATACCAAGTATTATCATTTGGCACTTGGTACTCAACAAATTTATTTACTTTAGACTGCGTACCCTCATAGTTTAAAGTATTAAAAGCTTTAACGGTATCTGGAAAACTATTTACAATAACTTTAAAACTACAATCATATGGTATGTTATAAAAAAGATTTCTATCTACGTCTTCACGATGATGTTGATATAGCTTACCTCCTGAAAAAGTATAATAATTATTAGCCATACTTACACCGAACTCTGGTATAAACGACTTAAAACTTACCCATCCTTTAACGTCTTCTCTAAAAGTTAATGTATACGCCATAGTTATTCAATTATTGTAATATTATATTCGTCCTTTTTATCATCGTAACTACCGATTATTTTATCTCCTAGTTTTAAGTTGTCTTTAAACCAATCTTTCATACCATAACTAGATATTGGTGTTAAACCATCCATAGACAATCTTAATACGCTACCTCTAACTTTATCAGAAAAATAAACTCTATAAGATTCTGAAGCAAATGATTCTGGATTTGTTGATATACCATATTCACCAGAAAAAGGTATTGTTTGTCCTAAAACATTATTAGTGGCTGTTAACTGAGGATTACCATCAGCATTAAATACAGCATCTTTATTTGCTAGTATTTTTAATATTTTATCTTCACACATTGTTACTAAATCAGTATTTCTACTATGTAGCTTTTGTATACTACCATATATAGGATTTACATCTTTAGTTATTTTTTCAGCTTGTATAAATTGATTTAAATTATTTACACCGCTAATAGAATTATATATACCAGAATATATTAAACCATATTTTCTATGTTCTTCTTTGTATGGATCAGAAAGTACTGTAGATACAGTAAAACCATTAGATATAAAAGGTAAATTAAAATTATCTCTAATTCTATTAGATTCAACGCCATTACCAAAAGAATAACAATTGTACCAATTTAAGTGATATTGGTTTAAATACGGTGTGTTTTTTATGAGTATAAAATTTTTAGCTGTCGGTGATGTGTTTATACCTCCAGGCCAATACGCTTTACAATCAAACTTTAGACCATAAGATGTTGTTATAACCGCATCCTTTGGGCTAATCATGCTTGTGGCTAATAATAAACTTGTAAAGTTATTGCCTGATGGAAAATTTAACCGCATTGTACCATTGTCATATGAAACACTTTCTACCACATATTCAGTATTAGAACCACTTATAACTATATATGATGGTAAAGGAATTATTGGGTATCCATCATTTTTTTCATTATATTCTAACGGTAAAAGACCACTAGCTTCATAATATAAATTTAAATCAGCTGTTTCTTTAGGTTCTGTTTCCCATATAGCTGGATCATCTGGAAGTACTTCTTTTGGATCCACTGGTTCTAATATATCTAATGTATAACCAACATCTATAACATGTATTTCACCTTCTTTATTTATTTGTTTATGAAAATTTTTAACAAAGGTCTCGCTTAAGTGATTCATACCTGGTTGTTGAAATGTTAAATACTGAGCAGCCGTCATACTAACATTTACGTCAGCAGCAGACAAAGTATTTTTATAACCAGCTAAATATAATTGATAAACTCCATTAATTTCATCATATTTTATTTCTTTAATTACTGGACCACCATCACCACTAAATCCACAAGAAGCACCACTATTAACCCAAGCGGTACCATCATTATAATGTGTTACCATCATACCAGGCGCTATAGGAAACTCACCACCTATGTTTTGACAAACACCTATTAAAGTGTCAATTTCTATGTAGACATTGTTTGGATCAAAAGGAGATGGTATATTTATTGAAACATTAGCTTCATCAATTTGTATATTATGACCATTTGTAATTACACCATTTGTTGTTGGATCCCAAGCTAAAGAAGGTTCAAATGTAATATCCCATGTTTTAGTAAAATTAGCTGGATTTGTAAAACCTATATTTTCGTGATAACCACCTTTACCAGAGTTATCATATTCGTTTGGATCATCTTTAACGTGATCAGGGTCAAAGCTCATTGCGCTCCATTGACCACTAACAGCATCATTACCATTAGGATTATTATCTGCATTTTGATTTCCACTACCACTAAAATATCTTAATCTTTGGTGTTCTCCAACACCAGATTTTATAGTGTATATTGTTTCAGTTGGATCTTCTCTCCATCTAACCTTAGCACCAGGTAATAATTTATTAGCAAAATCACCTTCACCAACATGATTAATATTACCACCTTCTCTACCTATATTAAAAAATTGCTCTATTTTTTCGTATTCACCACCACCACCCATAGGGCTCCATGTCCAATCTTTACTCAATATACCACCAAATGATAAATCCATGCTCCATTTATTACCAGGCACGTTATTTACAATACCATTACCTCTTCCTTTTAACTCGCTTTGATAGCCATAACTACCTCCAGTATTAGGCTCTTTAAAACCAACGTTTCCTAAACCTGGCGAATTAAAACCACCAAATTTACCATATAAATCGTTGTTTAAAGAATATGCGTGATAACCACCATAATCAACAAACCAATTAGCAGCTGGTGGCTCTGCTCTAAATACATCATGTGCATATGTAGCGTCGGGATGTGCAATAGGGTAATACATAGTCCAACCATATTGCTCGTAATATGATAACTTAACGGAAGCCTGGTTAGTACTACTAATAGCCGAACTCCAAGGTTGAGCTGCACCATTATCATTTGTAAAATGAAAATCTTGAAACCAGGCTTGGAAATGATGTTTACTAGGAGCAAAAGGATTATATATTGGGTTTGACTGAAAAGCACCACCACTTACCAAGGCAATTCCTAAAGCGGTACTAGCAGTAACAGCGGCATTGGTTAAAACTGGTAAATCAAATTGATTAATTAACGGGTTATTACTAAGATTGTGAAAACTATTTTTTAAATAATTTACTTTATTAGAAGCTACTACTTTAAAATCATTTTTATTTTCTTGAAATACTTTTCTAATATATTTTCTAAATACATCATCGTTTAATATCTTAACAAAAAACCTACCATCAAATTGAGGTCTATTTTCTACCCTGTATTTATATATATTTATTTGAGCAGTATCAATTATTTTAGTAGAATTAAGGCCTGTTGGGTCATCTGATATAAAGTTTATATCATTACCAAAAGATTCTTCTATTTTTATATTGTATTTAGAACTGCTTAAATTATTAAGTTCCTCTTTGTACGTGCATGTAATATTACTAATTCTATATCTGTTAGAGGTTTCATCTCCTTCCGTAGTTGTAAATTCAACGTATAATTGATCTTGTATTAAGCCTTGTGTTATTTCATGTAAATTACCACCACTACTCATGAAAAATGGTTCATAATTTATTTCAAAATAATCAGTACCAAGAGCTGGTACGTTAGTCATGCCGTTTCCAAAAATATCTACGTAATTAATATTAGTAGCTACATCTGCTAAAGAGTGTGTTTTTGATTCTACTAATATTTTATTTTGTTTTACAAAGTCTGGTGCTTTATCTTCTATAGCTAATATTTTAAATCTAGCTGGCTCTGTAATTTGTTGGTCTGAGTCTACAGCTTTTTTTAATATTAAAAACGTATCTATATCAACTTTGTTTCTATCAGAAGAAGGAAATGCTAGCCATACATTACCATCATCAGCGTCGTAATATCTATCCATAGCCATATTATAATATTCACCAGAAGTTTCTTTTACATAAAACTTCATCCACTTCATATTTTCTGGATAGTTTTCTTGATTAAATCCTACTTTTATTCTATTATAAGAACTAGAATATGTTTTGTCTAATTTAAAAGTACCACTTGGACTAGTTATTACAGGTGTTTCCCTACCATATTCATCAATAAATGTAACACCTAATTGATATTCTCTTAATGATTTTATAGATTTAACAGCATTAGTAGGACTTGTTTCAAATTGATCTATAACAACATTAAAATCTGGATAATAATCACTATTTGTGCTACCAGCTTTTAAATTATAATTTTGTATATAATTTCCATATACAACTCTATTACCTGTTATTTCTTGAGCTAAAGCTTTTCTCGGAACATTATCCCAAGGACGTAATGTTTGATTAGATGGTAATACAGAATGAATAGTTTCAGATGTTATGTGATATGAATCGCTGTACCAAGCGTTATTAGAGGCATTTTGTTGTACCGCATCTTCTGGTTTTATAGTTTCAACTAAATATACATTAGCATTGTTTTCTTCTTTATATAAAATATCTATAGAAACAACATCTTTTGGTATTTCAGAGTTTGGATTAGAAAATCCTGATACAGTTAAAGAAACAAGTCTGTTTGTCATACCTAAATTAAAACCTTTTTTAGGATGATAATCAAATGAACCAGGTACAAAAGCAATTTCTGACCAAGGTGCAAAAGTAGAGTATTCACCGTCAGCATATTTGTATCTATAAGAAAATCTAGGTAATCTAAACTCAAATAGTTTTTCCGTTTCATCAAATAAATCTATCACATAATTTCTATCAACGTTATCTATAACTGCTGGTGGAAAACCATCTATAGAAGTTATTTGAACTTTAAAAATACTTGATCCTATTATGTTAGCTGGAAACGCAGCGGTTGGATTATAACCAATTAAATTTGAATCTGCAAAAAATCTATTGCAATCTCTACCAGATACAGTGTATAAAGCTGGAGTGTAATTAGGACTAGTTTGCCCTGGTCTATAAAAAGCATCGTCACAAGGGTTATTAACGTCAGTATCTTCCCAAGGTATTAAAATACCTCTTATTCTATAATCTGTAATAGGTATAGCTGGCGCGTTACCTGAATCATTATATTCTTTTAAAACAATTTTTTTACCTACCTCCCAGTCTTGCAGATTAAAATCCACATTACCATTTATATCTGTATCTAATTGTATTTCAAAAATATCCCCAATTTGAAAAGAGGAGAAATCATAAAGATCACTAGATTCCGCAGTAAATGATGATGTGTTTTGATTTAAACCTGGATCCGATGTTATGTGGCAAACACCTGTATATATTAAATTAGGATCTCTTCCTGTAAAAAATTCTAAGGACAAAGGTTTGTAAGGTGCTTTTCTTATAACTGTTATGTGTTTTTCTCTAAGTTTATATGTAGTAATACCACCTTGTTGGTAATTTAAAGAATAATTTATCATTAATGTTTGAGTACCAGGTTGATTAGGATTTGTACCTTCAATACATCTTGATATATTAATTTTTTTAGGCTCGGAGTTATTGTCTGTCCATAAAAGTAAATCATCAATTATATTTATACCAGTTATTATATTGTTAGGTTGGAATTTTAAAGCTTTTTTTTCTGGATCAGCAACAACCATTTGAATACCATTGGCGTCGCTGTATCTAAAAATAAAATCACCATTACTCGCATGTACAAACCAATATAATGTATCATTTTTTTCATCAGCAATAGAACCAATACATTGAGGACTAGCTATATTGTCAAATAATTGACTATTAAATAATTTATTTCCTAATATATTTTGAACTGTTCCTACATCAGAACCTTCTGAAGTTGAAACTTGTATATTAAGCGCATCTTTATATTGACCGTTGGGAATAAGTCTCTCATCGAGATCTTTATTCATTTTACCACCGGTAAAATTATTTTTAATCTCTGGCATTTAATTAGTGTTTAATTTGTTTTGATTTACCTCTTAAAATTTGAGTTATTTCTTCTAATTTAATATTAGATAATCTTAGTTTTGCTCTTCTTACCTCAGCAAATTTTTCTTTTTTATATCTTTGAATAGCAAACTCAGGAACATTTGAACGTGTAGACATTATAGCACATAAAATCCATTTGTACATTGCTTCCTCTGCAAGTTTGTGGACTTGTGTTTCATCACTTTCGCCTATGTTATCACTTAAATAATCTATTACAACTATTTTACCACTTAAATTTGAACTAAAATGTACTACACCAGATTTACAATCAATATAATAAGAACCATTTACTTGAACGTGCTGTGGATCTAAACCATATCGTCTACCTTCGTTTGGCCAATACACATCATTTTCATAATCTTTATAGTTACTCGTATTGTTTTCAGACGGTTCTTGTGATTTATAATTTTCCCAAGTTTCTGATTCTATATAAGATACAAAATTTACGTTTTCACTAGTACCAGCGGCAGCTGATGTAGAATTTAAATATATTGTCGTGCCTTGCACATCTAAAACTAAAGCTTTATAAGAAAAATCATCATGAGAGCATACCATACCTGGTTTTACTTTAGCAGCATCACTAGCTGAGGCAGCTGTTAATATTGCGGAGCTGATTGACCATGACATACCAGTTAGCACAACAGAGTCTTTAACCTTAGAAGACAAAAGATAATTTTTATCGTAAAAACAAACTTTTCTATCGCCAGTAAAACTAGCTTTAGAATTTAATGTTATTGTAGTTACACCACCAACAGTAGAAGTATCTTTAACTATATTATTACCAATATCTACCCTCATATCAACAATAATATTTTTATACTCACCATCTAACACTAAAGTTTTTGAGTTATTTGTAAAAGTACCAACAGCAGATATTTTAAAATCACCATCTGCGTCTTGAAAGTAGGAAGTAGGATTTGATGTTTTAGAGGTAGGATATAGTACATGCTTTATACCAGAGCTATCAACAGAGCTTAGTTTTGTATAGTTAATATAATCTTGTGGAAGAGGCATTTGTAATGTTGGGGGTACTGTAAATTCTAGTGATTTACAAGATTTAAACACATCAAAAGATAATTCCTGTAACGCTCTATTAGCGTGAAAAATAACATCTGTTCTTTTTATTTTAGGAATTATTTTATCTTCTCCAACGTAAGCTATTATAAATTGATCTATAATGTTTTGTAAAGAAGTAAATTGATAGTTACCCCAACTAGTGCTAGAATCGTAATATTGTTTTGGATTTTGAGCCATTTATTATAGTTTTTGTTGTGCGATCTCTGCTTGTTCTAAAGCTGCCGCAGCTTGTAACACATCTTTTCTTTGAATTGCTACACCAGCTAATTTTAATATTTTATAAACTAACTCTGTTTCTTCAGAAGCGTGAAGATCAAAGTTAACAGTTTTTGTTGGTGTTGGGTCATACAAAGCTTTATCATTAATAACTACGTAACCCCATTTTGGTCGCGTAGGTAATACAACATACTCTAAATTAACTTTGTTTATAAAAGCTGGTTTTATATAAGGATTTACACCTGGCATACCATTTGATATTGTTGCCTCTCCACTATAAATGCACATTGGATTATTACTGCTAGGTCTTGTAAATCTAGATTTACTTATTATATTGTACTCTTCTTGAGTAACTCTCATAACTTTATTACCTTGATAATGAATAGCACCTATTCTATAAGCATTAGATGGTATTTGTATTCTACCATCATTTACATTAACAGGATCAGTTCTTTTAAAAGGACTTAGTTTTTCATCAACATAATCAGCTAAATCAGAATATTCATATTGAATTTCTATATCACCTTCTGGTGTTCTTCTATTGTATTGATTTATATCATAAAAATATTGATCAAATATTTCGTGCTGTGCTTGGTCAGCAAATAAGTTAAATTCTTGAGGTGTTATATAACCTCTTTGTTCTTTATTGGCTAACGCTAAAACTCTTTGATATACAGTGTCTATAAGTACCATTTATTTTTATTTAATAATTATACGGGAATAATCTATTTAGTTTTTCTTTTCTTTCATCACAACCACAGTCTTTACCAGTAACTTTACTAACTGTATCTACAACTTTTTTTATTCCAGTTGCTTTTGTAATTTTTTCTATAGTGTCGCCTAATCCTTTTGATTTCTTTTTTTTCATATAATATTTTTTTAGTAATACAATCGCCCCGTAGGGCGACTGCTTACTACAGGTTGATTATTTTAACCTTTTTTCTATATTTGCATATATTTCCATACCTTCATCGGTTTTAAACCAATGTGCTAAAGCAGTGTATGGGTGCTCGTCAAATGGAACCGTCATTATTTTTCTATTATTAGATCCCCATAAAAAATTTCTTTGATCACCAGATAACTTAATAATATCAAGTTCAACTGCTTTAATACCAAAGTTTCTAAGTTGAACATTATCGTCAGAAGCTAATTCTAAGAATAAAGCGGGATTATTTCTAGCAAATACTAATAAATCTCTTTTAAGTTCTTTAGAACTCATCTTAGATACTTCAGAACCTTTTTCTACACGCATAATAGCTTCTGCTAAATCAATATCCATTTCTCTAGCTATAACTATTGCGTCGGCTTCTAATTCTAAAATTTCAATATCTTGAGCGGCTTCTTTTATTGGATTGTACTCATAATATATTTTACCTTTATGAGGATGTATATCTAATAATTTTTGCAATACTGTTTTTTCTTTTTCTACAAACAAAGCGCCATTTCTAAATATAATATGTTCTAATCTTTGATCGCCTTTCATTTCATCAACAAAAGGTGTTCTTTGATTTTGACAATATTTTAATTCTCTTTCGTGACTTTTTTCTTCATCAAACCAATATATATTTGAACTTCTCAAGCTGTAAGACAAAGGTTTTTTGTCTCCTTTTAAATAATAAACTCTATCTTTTACATCCCAACTTGGTTTTTTTGGTTCAACTTTTTTAGGTTTTGGTGTTTCAACAACTGGTGTTTCAACAACAGGTACCTCTACCTCTTTTTTTGTTTCTTGTTTTTTTGCCATAATATAATATATAATAAAATTAATAAAATAAAAGTCCGAGGCCGAAGCCCCGGTCTTTTAAACAGTTTACTTCATTAACATAAAGTTGTTTGCACCTTGAGTGATCAAACATCTTTCAGTTAACATGTGTATTTGCATTGCATCAAGCGCAGATGTAGCAGCACCAACAGAACCAGTAACCCAAGTTTTCATTCTTCGGTCATCAGTTTGCGAAGCTCTATATCTAACATGTAAGAAAGGACGCTTCATACTTGCACCAACAGTTTGATCATAAACTGAAGAAGTACCAGCAGGAATCATAACCCCTCTAATTGCGTTAGCAGAACTAGCATCGTTAATACCACCTCTTGTAGCTTTATCATTTAAGTATCTAAAGTCAGACTTATAGAAGTCATAAGAACCTCTTCTGAAACCAGTAAAACCTAAATTTAATGCCATATCTTCAGAGTTGTTAAATACACCGTAAGACGTACCACCAGCTCCGTAAGAGTTCATTGAAGCTAACATGTCATCCATCGCTAGAGAAGTACCTCTATTAACAAACATCATATACTCTTCAATAGCACCTTGCTTATCAAACTCAGCAAGTATTGCATCAAACTCAGCTAAATCAGTAGCAGCGTTAACACCAGTAACACCAGTAGTAACATTACCTCTTGACTCAACAGCAGCAAACAAACCTTCAGTACCCGCTGTATTAGCAGTGTTTAAAGTACCTAATGTACCTAAGTTTGTAGCTCCAGGAACCTCAGAAGCAGCTACAGCGAACTCAGATTCTAACATTGCCATTTCAATGTAGTCAGTAAATCTAGCTCTCGTGTCAGCTTCAGCTTTTAAGTACCATAAGTATCCAGAACCACCAAGTTCAGAAGAAACTTCTACCCAACCAATTCTAGATGCATCAGAACCTGATACCTCGTAGTAATCTTTCATTATAATTGGTTTGTTAGTGAAAGATTTGAAGTCAGCTTCGTTAGCACCTCTTCTATCGTTCTGAGCAACAGCACCAACACCAGAGTTATCCATAGCACGATACTTATCACCTTTACCAAATTCAGAACCATAAACTAATAAAGTAGTTCCTTTTGACCCTGTGTTAGCTGATAAAGCAGAACTTCCATAAGGAAGTAAATCAATAACAGCTGTGTTAACACCTGATGATTGAACTACTCTAGAAACTAAACATTTAAATATACCATCAGAGTTTGAAACGATAACTTGATCGTTTGGACGTATACCATGATTAGCCGCTGTGAAACCAGAAGTTTCATCAATATCAGACTCAACAGTGAACTGACATATATTAGTTACACCAGTACCAGGATCAATACCTGCAGTTGCAGAACTAATGTTTCCTTTGTACGATAAATGTAATCTTGATTGTTCAGACCATACTACTTGATCAGCAGTCATAGCCTCTTCTGCACCAACTTGAGCAAGGAAACCAGAAATTGTACGAGGTCCAAAAACCTCAGCTTCTTTTTCCATCAAGTCCGGCACGTATTGTTGCGCCCAACCTTCTCCAGCTGAAGACGCAAGATCTAAATAATTTGTTGCAAGTGTTTGCTTTTGAGAAGCAGGTACACTATTTAACAAATTTCCTCCTGTAATTGCCATAATTTTTTATTTTAAATTGTTATTTATTGTTTTTAATTTTAAACTTAAAATCAGAAGAATTATCACCTAACACTTTTACTTTTATTCCACCAGCTTCTATTTCACCATGAGATTGTCTTGGATCCATATTGACATTTTTAGCTTTAGCTACACTATTTTTCATAGCATCAGCCTTACCTTGTTCATAAAAGTGTTTTGCAATAGCATCAGCATTCATAGCTGTAAAAATAGACTTGTGATAACCAGCAGCGTCTTGTAGTTCATTATCTTTTCCTAAAAACTTTTTAGCAAAATTATTAATATCACTTTGTTGCTGTTTAACATTGTTTTTATCTTTAACATTAAACCTGAATTTTTTATCTCCAATTTTATATTCAAAACCTTTGAATTTGTCGTTAAAAACTTCATTAGTTTTTTTATCAAAAATAGATCTAGAATTTTTTGCAGCTTTTGCATTTTCTTCTGATTGCTTGTTGTATCTATTAAAGAAATCCCAAGCTTTTTGTTGTTCAGACGTAAGTTTTGAACCAGCTTTAATTTCTTCATAGTATCTGGATTTTTGCCCTTCCAGGTGAGCTCTAGCGTCGGCAACTTGCTCTTTTAACGCTAATTTCTTTCTTCGTATATCTCTTTCTTCATCAACATCTTCATCATAAGAGAACGAATCTTCCATAAGAAAGTTAATTTCTTCATTATTTAAATGAGGTTTTGTTTGTTTATAGTATTCGTATAATAAATTTTTATCATTTAATTGACTATAATCTTGATTAAGTTTTACATAATCATTTATATCACCACCAGTTTCTTCCATAAAGTTTACCAACTTTTGAATATTTTCTGGTAGCGGTTTACCGGTTGCCTCAGCTTCAGCTACAGCTTCTTCAATTTTTTCTTTTACTTCTGTAACTTGTTCTTCGGTAGCTTCTTCAGTAATTTCTTCTAATACTGTTTCTTCTTGTGCTTTTGTTTCCGGTTGTACCTCTTCTTGTTTTTCTGTGGGCTCGGTGTCTTTAGACTCTGCAACCACTCCGCTGTCGTTAGCGTTATCTTCTTTAGTTTCATTTTTTTCTTGGTTTACTGGTTTATCTAAGTTTACTTTAATAATGTTATCATCTTCTTGAGTGTTTTTTACCTCAACTTTTGTAACGTTATCTTGTGTAGTTTCTTCAACTACATTTTCTTTATTTTCTTCCATAATATAATATAATAATAATTAATAAATCTACATTTCTAAATCAAAGCCACCTCCTAGTATATCATTACCTGTAGACTCAAAGTTTTTAGGTGGTTTACCACTTTTTCTTTGCTCTATCATTTCAGATTGTTGGCTAGCTTGTATTTTTGTTCTTTCGTCTTTTCTATCTTCTTTTTGTTTTTCTCTATTTTTCATACCGTCAACTTCAACACCTTTAAGTTGCATGTTATATTGAAACTCTAAAGCCATTAACTCTTTTTTATGTAATAACTCTTGTTCCATTTTTTCACTTTCTAAAGCAGCTTTAGTACTAGCTAACTGCTGTTGCATAGAAGTTATAGCTTGATTTTTGTCAACTTCAGTTTGAGCTGCTACTTTTTGAGCTTGTATATTAGTCTCTCCTTGGACCCTAATATTTTCTTGTTGTATCTGTTGATCTCTAGCTAATTTTTCTTTTCTACGAAGTTTAAGTAATTGATTAGCTAGTTTTATATTTTTTATTTCTCTAAGATCAATAGCATCTTCTAGTTCTATATTTTGTTGCTGCAATGCCATTTGTATGTTATTTTCTAATATGGCTTTTTCTTCGTCATCAGGCATTAATTCTAAAAATATACCAAAATCATAAAGATGTAATTCTTTCATTTCATCTAATGTAGCAACATTGTGACTACCTATAGCTTGTATAAAAGCATCTGCTGTTGGTGAGTACTCTAATATATCAGATATTCTAAGCGATAAACATTCAGCAACCTCAGCAGTTAAAAATAAACCAGCTTGTAAAACATGCCTAGTAGCAGTGTTTGAATTAGCTGCTGCCAGTTTTTGAACACCAACTAAAGTATCTTTATCTGGCATACTACCATCTCTAGCTTCGTTTAACCCGGTTACATCTCTTATCATTTGTAAATAATAATTATATGTACCAATTAAAGCTTGCATTTTATTACCACCATTACCAGATGTTATTTCTTGAATAGGTACTTTACCAGGATTCATATCACCTTCTTGTGTAAATGATCTACCAATTACAGAACCAGTTTGAAAAAACATATTTAAGGCTTCTTGTGGATTGTAATTTGTGCCATTACCTAGATCAATTTCAGCTAAACCATCAGCGTCTAAATAAACACCGTCTGGTACCATACGTGACATTACTTGTTGTAGTTTTAAATGGGTTAACTGTATCATGTCTGCAAAACCGGTAATTCTACCAACTAAAGATTCAATTTTACCATCATACATTCTAGGTGCAACAATAGCATAGTTCATTTTAACTTTAGTATAATCACTTTTAGGTCGTAACATATTATCGGCCATTTCCCATTTTAATAATTTGTTAGCGCCAAGAACCATAGCCCCATCATATAAACACTCTATTGATCTTATTAATCTAGAGTATCCACCTTCCATATTCTGTGGTGGATTAAAACCATCATCTTTTGCTATAATTTTTTCAGCACCAGTGCCTGTTTCTTTTACTTTATAAACCTCATTCATATAGGTTTTATAATTAAAGTATAAAACTTGTATAGTGTTATTATCTTCTTTTCCAGCAGAATATCTAGTGTTATAATTATTTCTATTATAACTTTTATTTTTCATTATATCTTCAAGATCTGCTTCTGTTAAATGCGGAAATTGTTTTGCCAACTCATTTACTGGTATGGATTTAACCTCACCAACATAATATATATCATCAAAATAAGGGGAGTCAGTATAAGAATAAACTAGATTAGCTGGATCAACATAATCTATTGTAACACCTTCAGAAGTATTAAAAGATGTTTTAACACAACCAATACCTAAAACAGTAAGATCGTAATAAAATCTTTTTCTAATTAACTCGTAGTTATTACCTTGCATTAAGACATTTATAGCTTGTTCTTCAGCTAATTCTACAGACTGTTTGTAAGTTAACTGCATGTGCAGTTTTAATTCTTCTTCGGTTGAAGGTAAATTATTTTTATTGGTTTCGTATAAATCTATATTAAAAGCTGATTTAGCATATTCATTAAACTTTTGACTTCTCATATCGTTTAATATAGACTCCATATATTCAGTTCGTTTTTCAACACCATAAGGATCTTGTGAAAACGCTTTTATATCATACATTCTATCTGCCATACCATTTACAACTATGTCTACAAATTTAGGTATAATTGGTACTGGTGTCCAGTCTAAATTAAGATAAGACAAATCACCGTTAATAGATAATTCATCCTTGTATTTTTGTATAGATTGTTCTCCTCTAGCGTATAATCTTAATTTGTGAAAATTATTATAATTATTTCTAAATCTATTAGAACTTCTATTATTATTAAACCATTCGGTTTCTATAGCCTTACCCACTTTCAAACCATAATCATAGCTAAGCTTTTCAGCATCACTAACTGTTTGACTTGGAAAATAACTTTTAATGCCAGACTCTGCCATATTTATTATTTGATTATTTGTGAATTAGTTCCCGCGTTGTTATACTTGGAAATACTTATGTTTAATTTTGGTTTTTCTATCTTAGCGTTTGGAGCATATAAATGTCTATTATTTGCCATAATTGCTAAACCACTACTTATAGCGGCATCGTGTTTTGTTCTTTTGGTAATATCAAATCTAGACCAATCGTTTAGTGTTCTGTTAAAATACATATTACCAAAGCTACCATCTTGTTTCATGCCAACGTGATCTTGTATGTACATTTCAATTGCCGCAGCATGAGCTTGTTTAATATCTTCACTAGAGTTTGGTATACCACCTATTTCTTTTTCTGCAACAGATAACTTGTTCCAGATTTTATCCGGTCTGTTCATACTGAAACCTCTATAACCTCTACGTCTTAAATAATATAAAAGTCTAGGTTTATTGTTCTCTGCTAATATTGGCATACCATAAAAAACTATTGCCATCAAAACATCTTCAAAAAATATTTCTGCCGTAGGTGGTCTTGATAAGTATTCTAAAAAGAAGCTGTTCGCGGGAGCGTCCTCCATACTAAACCTGGTTAAGCCGTGTAATGCTCCTTTAGATCCTTCTCCATCTACGGTTCCTGATATATCATAAGAGTCACAACCAAATGCTCCCATGTGTTCATTACCAGGATATTTTACTCCGTTTTTAATAACCACTCTATTTTGTAATTGTTGAGGTGGTACCCAACTTAATTGAAATCTACCTTTCGGATCTGGATAAAATATTACAGTTGAATCTTTAATACCATTTACCCACTGAAAATTACCCTTTGTTATACCTAGACTTCTGCTTAACTCTTCGTTATAATCTATTTGCTCGTATATTTTTACTAAATTAAATATACTGTTTTTTGTTTCATCTCTAAATGCGTGCTCTTCAGTACGTGGAAACTGACGGTAAAACTCATTTAAAGCGTCTTGATCATCTTTTAAACCATCGGCTTCGTTTTGCCAATTATCTATTACACCTATATCTATTAATTCACCATCTGGGGCGAATACGTCTGTGTCAGGAGTAGTAAATACTGGAAATCCGAACTCGTCAATAAATCCTTCGTAGTTCCATTCCATTGGGATAAACAAAGAGTATAAACCAGATTTTGTCTGGCCATTTCTATTTCTTTTAGTGACATCGGATGCGTTGTATAGTTTTTTAAAATTATCTCCACCTTTATCTAATGCGTTTGAAGTCGAGCCCATCATACATTTACCTATAATTCTACTACCTAATCGTAAACAAGTTTTGGTTACTCGCCAATTATTTAATATATTATCGGGTCTTTCCCACTTACCACTCTCATCATGTACTAGTAAATTTAGTTTTTCACCATCATAACTATTATCTCCAGTATTTTTCCAATCTATAGTTGTATCTAGACCTTGTATATCTTCAAGCTTTTCGTTTGTAGTAATTTTTTTTCTAGTAAACTTACTAGCTGGTACTCTATAAGCAAGTTCTGATTTTGGCCTATCCATACCGTCTTGTATTGGTTTAAAGAAAAAAGGATAGTTAATACTAATAGGTACTACTTTATCTGTAAACATTTTTTTAGCATCAGCACCTGTTTTAGATAGTATTCCATATCTACTATCACTAGCAAGAGTAGCTAAATTAACTGTTTCAGCAGATGACATGAACGAAAACCCTGACCTTCTGTTTTTTAGGTAGCACATACCATAACATCTTTTATCAGCCTTGCAAGCTTCCCAAAATATAAAAAACAATCTATTAGCTTCTCTAAAATCAGGAGCACCTACATCTATCTTGCTCCACTGAAGATACATATAATGTGCACCTGTTAAATATGTTGGTTTTCCTCCATTAGTAAACCAAAAACCTTCATCTCTTCTTTTAAACTCTTCGTCTATATAATCAAACCATTTTTCTTTATTTTCATCTGGATAGTTTTTCCAGTCAAATATATTTTTTAAACGAGATAATTCTTTTGGTTGTTCAAACTTTACCCATTTGTTTTTGGGGTGCATGTGCACTCCTTTTGGTTCCAACGGCAAGCCAATTCGCAAACCTTGGATTTCATAGATTTTACCAATTTTTCCCGTTTTAGAGATAACCACAATATCATGTTCTTTATTGTATCCATATTTCCATTTTTTAGATTTATTAAGACGACTAATAGTTGTCCTCTTAATGGGTTCAATTATTTTAACTAAACTTTGCTCGTACATTACTTAGATCTACCTTCTGCGAATCCTTTAAAGACCGTTTCCTTTCTCTCTTCAGGTGCTTTGCCCTCAAGCAAGTTCTTTTCTTCTTGAATTCTGTTAAGTATTTCAAATGCGTCAAATATAGCTAGTTTTTTAGTAGCTGCAGCATTTTTTAATCTATCAGCTGATATATCATCATCTGAATCTACAATAGGTTCTTTTGCCACCTTGATTAATTCATCAACTGCTTTTTGCCCAGCTAGGATTATATTCTTCTTCGTTTCCTTGATATTCATATTTAATTGTAATAAATTTAGATAAAACTCTATATAATTTTTGCCCGTCTATTATGAATTCGTACTCACTGTTTGGTGTAAAGCCAACTAAGTCGCCTTTGCTATACACACCATCCGTATACTTTATAATACCTATTAGTGGTTGTTCTTGATCAATATTAAACTTGTCAAAACTTTTTATTGGTTTTACAAAACAATAACCTTTTGGAGCCAACCATTTATTATTTTTTTTATACAAAAATATTTGATCGTAGTTTACAAAGTAAGTAGATTCATTAAAATAACTTCTACTATTTTTTTCTACGCCATACTGATTATGCCATCTACGAAAAACATTATGATGTAATATAACTGTATCACCAGGTTTTATATCTGTATCACCAATTATAGGTGTTGATATAACTGTAGCTTCTCTGTTTACATATTGGTGGTTAAATATTTCAGTGTTAAGTATTAACTCTGAATCACCGACTTTTTTAGTATTGTTATATCTTTTTCCTTTTGGTGTTACAACAAAGTTGTAAACACTTTTCATTAGTATTCGAGATTATATTCTATAGATACAGCCATATTTTTGTTAAAGTCTTTCCATGGTAATACATTTTTTTCTTTTCTAATATAAATAGAAAATTTATCATCTTCCTCTATGATATCACAAATTGTATGTCCACCGTAAACTTCTTGACCAACAGCGTAATGCATGGCATCATTTTTATAGTCTTTACCGATACTAATCTTTCTTATCAGCTTCGCCATTTTCCGGGTAATTTATAGCACCAGTACTTATATCTATATCATAAGTACCATAGTCTTTTTCAAACTCTACTTGCATTTCAGACAATACATCTCTTGAGGAAGATACTTGGTGCATTAATTCATGTTTTTTAACTTCTATAGATCCTATTTCTAATTGAGATCTATTTATATGATTTATAGTATCTTGAATTTTTTTCAACTGTAAATCAGTAATTTTTTCTGGTCTTGTTTTTGTTTTTGCCATTTTATTTTATTTAATTATTTTTTTATTCTTGATCTTGCTTCCATCCATTTTCAGGATCTCTTATTATATTCAATACTTGTTCTTTTGTGTATTGTGTTTTCCCATCTAAAAAAGAAGGAGTATTACCTTCAAACTTTAAAAGTGTTTTACTTTTATCTTTATTATACATTAAAGTATCAGCACTAGTTTGTAAAACTTTGCTAAAGTCAATACTAGATACTTCTGATGAATCTATAATTACATATTTTCTACTCATTTTATATTTTTTATATAGCGTCCTCTGGTAATTCAGAGTCAAATGTCATTCCATTTTGAAGTTTACCTGTAACACCGTTGCCAGATAAATCTTCTGTTTCTGTTCCAATACCTTCTGAAAACGTGTAATAAAGTACTAAATCTCCAGAACTAGTATAGCTACCTGAGTTATAACGGGGATCAGCAGGTATACCATCATTGTAAATAACGTTAAGTGCAGCTTCACTTAAAGCACCATCCCATATAGCCACGTCAGATATTTTACCATCAAAAGCAGTTGTAGACTGAACAGAAGATATGTAAGGTGTTCCACTTGAATCAGATACGTTTGGATCAGCACCAACCATTACGTCAACATCTTTTACACCGTCTTCTGCACCGTAATTAATAGCTTGAGCAGAGCCAACGCCATGCGCAGCTGTACCCATTGATGCAATAGCAGAACCATCATAACCAGCCCAAAGCCTAGCTGTTGTCCCATCATATGTAGCGGCTAAAAAAGCCCAGCCATTAATAAGAGCAGCTACATCTTGTACTTCTGAAGACAATATAGTTAAATACCCAGGAGAAGAAGACCCGTTGTTAGCAACACTAATTGAAAATTTTAATTTAGTAGTTGGGTTTGCTTCTGTTCCAGCAAAATCAACACTTAAGCCATAACCACCAGTATTTATATTACTAACAACACCTTCTGATCTATCTTGACTACCACCTGGATTTGCAGGATCCCAATTATCTGGCTTTATCCAAGCTGTTACAGTTATTGCATCTGGAGGTCTTGGGGTTCCAGCGCCACGTGTATTACCAGCATTTACAACGTTATCACCACCATCACCGTCAACACTATTTCTTCTACTACTAGAAATAATTGTATCAACTCCTAGCTTAAAAAAACCTACACCTAATCCTAAACTCATATTTTAATTTCTTGTATTCGATGGTCCAAAATATAATATAGCTCTTCCAGTGGCAAGATCTACGCTAGTCCATCTACCGTATATTGTTAAGCCCAAAGGAAAGACAATTGTATTAGCTAAATTATCAGCGTTAGTACCATTAGCACCTACAGCTGTTGTTTGTATAAAAGCTGTAGATCCTGCTAAATTAGCGCCAGTAGTACCATCTACATATCCAGATGTGTCACCCGTTAAAGCTTGAAATGTTGTACCAGATTGTAAAATAGTTATTGCAACAACTACTTTTCCAGTTGGAGGTGTGA